AGCAGACAAAATGAACTGCCTCCAGATGTTCTTGGTCGCTGGCGACACAAGGAACTTCATACGGTCATACTTCTTCAAGAGACCTTTCTTGTTGGTCGTAATCAGCGCGATCAGACCGTCGAAGAACGTCATAATGTTTGAAGTACTGATTGTTGCGGGGCTTGAGTAGTTCAGCGTAGTCGCGTCATTCACAATCAGCTTCATGAAGCCGTCGCAGAACTGCAGGCGGTAACGTGAGTCCGTCTTATCGGTAATAACCTGGAAGTTGGTAGATGACATCCACCATCCTACCTCCATGTCTTGTGCGAACACGCTCTGCATGGTCAGGTACAACACGTAGCTGGCGAACTCGTTCGGCAGCTGGCGGCTCAACAGAAGGTCTGTCAGCTGCACGCTGTTCCACGTGTTCTCCAGATCGCGAGGGTTGAACGTGGTGTACAGCATCGCATCCTTGACCTCGAGGATCTTTTCAGCCACCGTGTAGGTACCGTAAGTGTCTGTAGGCGTCGGGTTGCGCGGCTGCAAACCTCCGGTGAAACTCATAGTGCGGATATTGATTTTATCCTTCACACCATCCCACACAGATACTACACCTGCCTGAATAGTGTCAGCCTCAAACAATGAGGGCAGCCAGTACTGCGATGCTATCTGACCGGCGTAATTACTCGTGATGTCTAATGCCATCTTACTTTATTTTAGTTGTTTATCTAATGGGTTGATCTCTTATTTCCTTACTACCGGCGCTGAGAGGTAAGCGGCTACGTTGTTGACTACTTTAGGTGCGCCCTCTGCGGTCGTCTTAGCCTGTGGTGCGGGTGCCTGCCTGTTCACGTTCAGTGACTCCAACAGTGCCTTAGTGCCGTCATGGTCAGCGAGTGCCATTTTCTCCCACTGCTCTACCACCTCTGCTTTATCAGAGATACGTACACCGATGTGCGGCTTAACGAGTGCCTTAGCGGCGTTCACCTTAGCGGCGTTCTCGATCTCAGTGAGCTTGTTTTTCACCTCAGCCAGCTCGGTGTTAGCTGCGTTCAGCGTCTCGGTGAGAGCTGTTACGCGGCTTTCCGCTGCAGTAGCTTTCTGCTCTGCGGCGTTGCGCGCCTCAATGATGTTATTGATGGCCTGCGCCTGCGCCTCGACTGATGCCTCGTTCGACAGTCCGAGAAGTTTATTAACCTCCATATTCGCAATTTTAGATTTTATGATATTCTTGCCAGCGGTAAGCACCTGCTCAACATCGCTGGAATTCGTGATACTGTAAATGCTCTTGTCAGATGAGTTGGTCACTCGGTCGCAGAAGCCGTACTCAATAGCCTTGTTGGCGTTGATGATGGTGTCCTGCTTCATGAGTGCGCGTATCTGGTCAACCGAGAGTTTACTCTTAGATGCCAGCATGGTTGCAACACTCTCGTTAACCGGTTCTACCGACTCGCCTGCTGCGTTTGTCGCCTCATGCACCAGACACAGACCGTGTGCCATCCACTCCCTCTCGTCGCCCGCCTGGAACACCCAGCCTGCCGTGCTGTCCACAACACCCTGGTTAACCGTCTTAACTTTAAGACCTGATGATTTAAGTGCCGCGTACATCGACATGCCCTCCGCTACATTGCCGCCCTTGCTGTTGATCCACACTTCTACTGAATCCTTGCCCGATGCTTTCAACGCCAGCAGCTCTCTCGCAAACTGTCCTCCATCTACACCTACCTTACCTGACGCATCTTTTCCGATATACTTGTCAACAAGCATAATCGGGATTTTAGCGTTAGGAGTCTGTGTATATGTGTACTGCACGGTGTAAACTTAGATAGACCTTTATTCAGTTTTTAATTGGTGTATGCACCTTTTTAGGACAGTATCGCTGAGACACGGTTTGTGGCCGCTGTCTGCGCTTGTATGCGCTCCAGCTTCTCACGTATTGCGTCAGTGATAAAACTGGAGCGAGATATACCTGTGCGCTCGATCTCCGTGTCCATCTTTGCTATGAGCGGCTTGGGTGGGTATGCTACCACTGTGCGCTCTTTTTTCTGTCCGTAGTCCATGTTTTATGCTTGTAACATTTCAATCAAAACGTACTCTGATGCTGTGTTTGACGGTTTTATGTATTTAAGCCTGAACAGTATAGACGCTATGGCCCCACCAATAGTGGTGTCATTCAATATCAGTCTTGCTGTCGATCCTGTGAAGAACACAGGTGCGGCCGCTGTTATCGAACCGGTTATTATAACCTCTGCTGTCGCTCCGTTCAGAGCTCCGGTGGTATCTATCGCAAGCGTTAATCCGCCTGCATCCACACCGCCTGTGTAGACAAAACTGCTGCTCTGTTTGAAGTCTACCGTCACAGGGCTGGCTGAGGTGATAGACGTTGCATATTCCATCGTCCTCTTTGGTAATTCTATCCTCAGTAGATCTACTACGTCACATACGTCGGTACTGCCACTTGCTGCGCACCCTGCTGCTATCTTGCGTATGCGATGGGTGTTATGGCTTGACCCGTCTTTGTAGTCAAGCGGGTCCGTGGCTGCCCATGTAGTCACAGTGCTAAGTGTGGGTACTGTACCTCCTCCGCAGGCAATCCCCGGCCCCCAATAGTCAACGTGCCATATTTCATCGTTGAAATATATAGCCCCCTCCGTTACCACCGGCCCCGATGGGTTGTAGTAGCAGCCCCAGATCGCATACGCCTTTGTCGCGTCGTATGTGGGGCCTATCAATCCCCTCAGTGTGTCTTTGAACCCCTGGTAAATTGCGTCCTGCAAGTGGTCAAGGCTGGTGGGTGATGTGAACGGCTGACCCGATGCTGCGTATGTGGTTAATATCCTGTTCATTAGTATGTTGTTATTGAGTATTTTATGCCTGCTGTGTTGAATTTGTCAATTATCTGCCTCGCTGTTTTCTCCCTTATATCCGATGTACTGCCGAGGGCTGTGTAGACAGCTACCGGGAAATGCACCGTGTACTTGAATGTAGACGTTGCGGCAAACGTAGGCGGGTCAAACATGAAACCCGTACTGTAAGTCGGGTACATAGCACTGCTGCTATCTGCGTCAGGGTACATCAGAAAACTCTCGTCCACTATCGCATCCGTCGTAATATAAATGTCACTGTACGTGCCGCTGCCACCGTAAGGTGATGGGTACGGCGGTTGTCTGAACGTAGTACCAAAATGCCTGTTCAACTGCCATGTCATTGCGAGGTAGCGGTTAGTGTACCGGCTCCGCTCAATACTGCCTATGAATGATGGCAACACTTTCAGCCACCACGTTTTGTCGTTCAAAGCGTTCCCGAGATTGCTGTCTGCAAGGCTCTCGTACACACCGTCTAACGCCCTCACGTAGTCACCCTTGCCGTACACCGTTGCGTTGCTCCAATACCCGCTGTCCGTGCTGCCGTCTATGTAGAAATACAGCAGTCGTGCGAGCCTGTCGTCAGGCGAATTGAGTGCCTTGGCGAATATCTCCCACTTAGGTTTACGCTGCTCCGTAGGGAGCATGTTGACCGTCTGCTGTTGTATGTTGATCTCAGGAACCATTACTCAGGTATGTAGGTTAAAGTGTCTGCCAATGTAGAGCCTGATGTGGTCTCGGGTATGATGTAGCCCGCCTGTGTGGGGTAGCGGCGCTGAATAAGTGTCGAACTTGTCACCAACGCTATCGCACTCACAAGCGGCGTTGCGTCAGGACGTGCTTTCACGTTGGTGAAAACTACGTCGTTCACGCCCTCTACCGCTTTGATGGCCAGCTCAAGGTTAGACAGCAGCACTGCACCGTCGAACGGTATGCCTGCGAGGTACGCCGTGATGGCCGCCTCTACGTCTGCCTGTATCACCGCCGAGTAGGAACCCTGGTAGTAGATGCTCGCCTCCACGAACAACTTGTCAGACTCCCCGCTCACCACATTGTAAATAAGTCCGGGAACGCTGATAAGGTTAACATAGGTCTGCGCTGCTGCCAGCGCACCCGAGTACGTGGTGTCAAGGTCGGCCGGTGCGCCTGACACCTGTGCCGCCACCTTTATAAGTGTGGTGCCGTAGATGCCGGGAACCACAGAGCAGTACTTAATCACCTGCAGTGCCGTGTTGACCGTAGGATAGCCTACCGAGAACGTGGTAGTGTTATACTCCAACACCTGCGGATCCGTAGCGTCGAACTGGAACTTGTACATGGCCGCCTGCAGCCATGGTGGTGTCTGCGGCACGCCTATGCCTACCTGCGCCTCCACGTCTGCGAGATGCGCGTCCCACAGCTGCTCCAGCGTGCCGTCTGCCGCCGCAGCCACATACGTCAACAACTGCCTGTAGTCAAAGTCACTCCACTCGGAGGGCGTTATGGTAAGCCCCGCCGCTGCGCCTCTTGCCACGAGGTCGTTGATGATCTGCTGCTGTATTACACTTATCTCTCTTGCCATGTTATTAACTGTCTACTCCCAGCGGCAGGCTGGCGTTGAACTGTAAAGTATCGCCCACCTCGAAACCGCCGTCAAGGTTATTTATGTTGCCTGTTGAACTGTCAAACTCTATGTTCGGGTAAGGCTGATTGCTGATAAGGAAAGGTGCCAGCAGACAAATACCCGGTGTACTTGCGAGGTACGGTATCGTCACGGTGCCGTCCAAATTCAGACTGTACTGCGCAGGTATGGTCACGCCGTTTGCCAGCAGTATGGTTACATCTGGGTCTGGTGTCTCCACTATGCTCACGCTCACCTCGCACACCTTCCAGATGTAACTGATGTGTGGCGTGATAGGCGGCTCGTCTCCGTTGTCGAACCCTGTCTCCAGTTGTAAGTTGGTGGGAGGGGTCGTGTAGATGAACCTTGTCTGGTCAGGGTCAAGCACGCTGCCTTTAGTATCACGGAAACACGTCTTGAACTCCACTACATAGTGGTAGATGTTGTCGTGGTCGTAGTCCTGCTCCTCGCCCGAACAGTACATAGTGGAGCAGTTGGTCGGCTGGAACCCCACCATCGCCTGACGCACCGCGTCTCTGATGGTGTAGGCGTACAGCGTCTCGTCCAGCGTCTCGTCGTCGCCTGCGTCCAACTGCATGTAAACTATGTGCAGCCGCCAGCATACGTCGGTCAGCGTCACATTGTCCAGCAGTTGCTCGGTGCGCTCAGGGCGCATCTCAAGATAGCATGCCGGGTTGGCCACAAGGTAGGACGTGTTGTTCTTCAACCGCTCTACCTGGTTGTTCCACATCAGCACCTTCTGAAAGAGTTTTGTCGGCTTGGGCTTCTCGACGTTGGGTACAGCTGACCAATCCCAGGTGATGCCCGCGATCTCAGTTTTGATACTACCTATTGCGTCAAGAATACAACTTGCCATTACTTACAGAGGGTTACTATTTTACCTTTCGTTACTTCGTTCTCCGGTACCCCGGCCACGCCGTTCAACAGCTTCGACAGGTCGTTCGCAATCAAGTCTTTCACCACGTCGGTGTATGCGTCCTGCGGTGCCATCAGCATTTTGCCGATGTCCCCGAGGCTTATCGCCCACACTATCTGCGGCTTCTTCTCCAGCCCCTCGGCTACTGCGATGTCGTCGTCAATCTCACCTATCTTGCCCTCTATCTGGTCCACCAGCCTGTTCAATCGCTCGGCTTTCGCTATGAGCCTGTCCAAATCTGCCTCGGTCTTTGAGAAGTCTATTGATACTACGGTACTTTCTGCCATGTTTTACCTGTTTGAGTGTTTAAAATGTTTATGTGTATTATAGTTAACTCGTCTGTGTGCTTCATGAACGGCCTTGCAGGCATGTAGGGCGTGCCCTCGTTCACAAAGGCAGCGTACCTTACGGGGTTCGTCATTACGCTTACCGCTCCGAGGTTGGTAATCGAACTGTCTGCCCTTACTGTTTTGCGCCTCAACTCACCTGTCGTGCCCTTCAATATCTTCCTTGTCTGCCAGTCTGCACCCTGATCCACTTCTACATACTTCCCGGTGGGCTGGTTCTTCACCTTCAACACCCGCTTCTCATAGAACCTCGTGCCCTGTGTCCTCCTCTTTACCTCGTCCCACTTCTTGTCGTCCAGCTGCTCCTTGTCAAACGCCTCAGCGAAATACTGCTTGCTCGCTTTCATCATCAGTATAGCCGCCTGCTTGGTCTGCTGACCGAGTACACTTGCCGCTTTACCGAATCCGAACTTACTCATATACTTCCTTCTCGAACATGAACACCGAGAGTTTGTCTGTCGGGTCCAGTAGTGCTTTTTTATCTTTGAACGTCCTGACCTCTGCCACTGAGTCGTATTGTATCTGCGTGAACTCACTGAACAGGCGGTAGGCCGATATGTCCGTGGAGAACGCCTCTCTGGTGTCACCCTCGTACTTGATGTACAGGTCTGCCTCCAGCTCGTACTGCTGGTCGATGATGTCGAACAGGCTGTTGAACGTGAACGTCGGCAGCACTGTGGGCATACGGAACATCACACCCGAGTCAACGAGGTACTTCTGTAACCTCTGAGCGTGCTGCAGCTCGCTGTCTGCCTCCGCAGCGTAGTACTTGGCCGCAAGGTCGTAGCCCATGTTCTCGCACCAATTACTCGCTAACCGGTAGAACATGTGCGCCGTGTACTCGTCGGTGATACGCAGCTCTATCTTATCCTTAAAAGGTCTTGCCGGACTTATCATTTTGTATGTTTAGGTTTGTCCTCTCTTTTCTGACTTTCATCTTTCAGCGGATCGCCGCCTTTTGCCTGCTCCTTCGGGTCTTTCGCCACGTTGTTATCCGGCTCTATCTCCATCTCCGAGCACGGTACGCCGGTCACATCGGTGAAGAACTTGCCGTCCATCTTCAAGCCGCCCTGCGCCATGGTGAGCGCCAGCGTTGCCCATTTCTGGTTCTTCTCTGCCTCCTCCGCTGCTACCGCACGCTCCTCTGAGTCGTTGAGGAAATGTATGTGCGCCCCCTGCGGCAATGCGATGCCGAGGTTACGAAGCATAGGTATCAGCTGCTCGTTGGTGACGTTGGTAACGAAATCGCCGTCGATCATGCGCTTGTTGGCCTTAGCCTTGTCCACCTGGTTGCGCCCCATGGTGTCACGGGTAGCGTCACCGCCGCCCGAGTTCTGCGTACCGCCGGCCAGTGGCTCGGTGGTGCTGTCAATGAAGTTGGCGTGGCCGCCTATGATCTTACTGATGTCACTCTTGACCCTGTGGTCGAAGTCGTTGTACGCCTTGTAGCCATTACCCCTGCTGCCGTCCGTCTTGAACTCCAGCTCGTCATGCAGACCGGTTATGAGGTAGCCGTTGTGGCCCATGTCCTGCATGTGCTTCTCCTTGACGCGCATCTCAGTCTCGTCCGTGTCGGCGGTCTTGAGGTGGCGGTAAGGCTGTGCGAACATCTCAATGAAGTCAGTGTTGTACTGCACGTTGTTACGCTGCAATATCTCCAGTGCTGCTATCTCGTACAGTATGCCGTAGCCACAGCCGTTGATGCCGTTGGGCTGCAGCGTGGGGATCCACAGATGCCAGTCTTTGTACGGCTCGTCGTCCCAGCTGTAGCCGCCCGGGCTACTCTCGAATATCGCCACTATCCTGCGCTCAGGGCTGATGTTCCACCGCTTTACGTTCGTTATGAGGCTCGGTATGTTCTCCTTTATCTCGCCTACGGAGATAAGGGTGTAACCGTAATACTGTGCATCAAGTATCAGACTGAGTACCTGCTGCTTATACCATGCTTTCTCGAAATACCCCGTCCACTTCTTATCCTTCTCTCCGTTCGCATTACGTATCTCGAAGTCGCGCAGCAGTGTCATTTCCTTGCGGGCCTGTACGCAGGCAAGCACATGCGCGTTCAGCATGGTCTTGACGTACATTTTTTGCATCTCGTCGCGGAAAGGCCAGCCTGCGAGCTCTGCGCGCGCCTTGGCGTTTTTCCACGTCTCGAGATCCACTCTCGCCTGCTGGAAAGACGTAGGGAACACCATGTTGTTCAAGTTACGCCCCGGGTTGGTGCTGCCTCCGCCGGTGCGTATGAACGCCTGTGAGTTCTGCGCATTAGTGGACGGTGCCAGTGGCACGCCCATCCAACTACCTACACGGTTCCAGAATCCCATTAGTAATTATTTACGTTTTTGACCTGACTACCGGCGCGGGTTTTAAGCCCCTGCACCGGCTGCTTGGCCGGTAAAATAAGTGTCATTTCGCCTTGTGCAGCGGCGTTGAGGTCTCTGAGCACCTGCTTGAAGTCCTCTAGCCACACCTCCGGGCGGTTATGCGGAGCCAGTGTCGGCGAAAGCCGGAAAACACTCAGCACCACCATGCTCAACTTGATCGTCTGGTTCCTGTTATCACCTTTCACCCACGCTGTCGTGTCGGTGAGCGGGGTACCGGGTTCTACCACGTACTCCGTAGGTGTTTTCCAGTACGCATAGGTGCTGTTAAGCGCCGTGTCGTCCGGGAATACGTTGCCGTAGGGCAGGTTATACGTGTCAACGAACTGTAACTGCGTTGTATGTGAGATACGCACGCTGTCCATGTTACAGACCCACGTATTGCCCTTCCAATACACCACGTCGTCCTTCTTGTATATCTTACGATAGTCGAACAGCGGAGCGTATGGGTCAAGCAGCGTTGCCGGGTTAGGCTCACCGTAGCGAGTACAGGTGTCAGGCCATGCCGCGTAAAAAATAGTGTTGGTCGCCCCTGCAAACTCCCAATTACCCGGTGTAAAAGTGGCATCAGAGTTGGCAGTTGTGCAGAAATACCCGTTGCCCTGGTAGATTACCGGTGCGCCGAGCGCGTATGACGTACTCGCAGCCCATGTGGTGAACCCGCCGGTGGCCAACGCCACCACTGCACGCTCTCCGACCTTGTAAGTACGGGTAGTGCTGTACGGCAGGGTGTCCGTGAACTCCATGTCAAGGTTGTACCGCTGCGAAATACGGTTAAAAACGTCCTGCACAGCCTGTTGCTCGGCCTGCAAACGCTTTTCATCGTCCCCCTGCGTCAGTTGGAGCAGCTGGTCGCCCTGTATGTAGCTCTTATAGTCGTTTTTTACGAGGTAGCCCATGCCTTAAAAGCGAAAAACCGCCACAGACAAGCCTTTCAAGGCTTATTTATGACGGTTTTTACAAGTTTTTTCGTTCACCATTGCACTGTTAGGTCTGCATCTTCACAGCCTTACGGGCAAAATACGGTAAAAAGTTCCGTGTTTCCAAATTTATTTTTCTAAAATGCGTTATGAGGCCTCCTTGGAGCCGATCTCCAGGTGAAAGGCTTGCCTCCGTTCTGGAACATGTCGTAGTAGCTGCGGTAGGCTTCGCAGATGATGTAGTCGAACAGGTCAGTGAAGTGGCCCCACGGCTGTACACCGGCGATGCCGTCTACCTTGGTCTTGGTTTTGTCCTTGCTGCTGCCGTCAGGGGCCTCTGCTGTGTGCATAAGGTCTGCGATCATGTGGGTACACTGCTTGCCGACCGTGATCTTGAGGTCAAACACGTTCTTCTCGAACACGTCATTGATGAAGTTACCGCGCATAGCGACGTTAGGGTTAGACCTGCCCACGCGCAGGCGGGGCTTGAAGTAGTCAAGGTACTCTATGGCCAGGGTAAACATGTTCTTACCTGCCTCCAGTGTGGTGCTCTCCTTCTTACTCGTGGCATCGCCATACACGAACATGCCCGCCTTGTGGTCTTTGCCCTTCGGCCCGTACCTGCGGTAAAGCTCCTCACACACCCAGCGTATCTTGTTGTTAGGGTTCTTGGCCGCGATCTCGTCGATACACATAAGGTGCTTGCCGCGCAGCTGGAACACGCCACAGGGAAGGTAGGGGTTAGAGTTCTCGTCGAACGACACGTGCAGCGCCAGTGTCGGGTCGTACTCAGCCACGCCTACGTCCCGGCTTTGCTTGAACGACTTGTAGAAAGGCTGGCCTGTGGTCTTGACACCCCAGAGGCCCTTAATGACCGCCTCCTGCCGCTCCACGTCACGACCGGCCTGCTCCCTGAGCTGCTGCTCGTACTCGTCATGGTCAATGAAGTGGTTGTCCCGGAAGGTGGAGAAGTGCCTGATAACGTTACGCTCTATGCGCTTGCCCTTGTCGTCCACGAGCTCCTGCTCCTCGTTGAACAGCTCCGTCACGAGCCAGTGATCCTGCATCACGTCACAGTTGTTGAACATGCCGGTGAGCGCCTTGGGCACGC